CATTTCGCGGCGTCGCCAGCCATGCTCGCCTGACACAGCTTCAATCAGCCCCTCCGCCCTCTCGATCCGGGCGGCTAGTTCGTTGTGGGTCATGCCACCCTCCGCGCTTCAATCAGGCGATACCCCAGCGCACCGGGCCCGCTCCAATCGCTCTCGATCTCAAAGCCGGCCTTCCGCATTTCGTGGATGTGCACCCGCATCGATGCCTCGGACGCGCACGGCTGGATCGCCTCGAACAGCTCGCGGCCGGTCATCCAGCCGCGGCGATGCTTCAGCGTTCGCAGGATCCGATCGCGCACGGTGTCGGCGCGATAGGGCACTGGCATAGCGCCGCTGAAATCGTATTTCCTCATGGTCATAGCAACCTCGGCTCGTCTGCCGCACGAAACAGCGGGCAATCGCTCGCGTCGTGCTGGGGCTTGGTGGATCGATGCGGGGACTGAAGCCGCAACCGGATGATTTGCCGGTCGCGCTCCGGGTCGGTGTGCTCCTGGATCACGCCCAGCAGCACCCGATCGGCTTGGGATTGGCCGCCGTTCATGGGATGTCGTCCTCATACCAGCCGGGATAGTCGGGGTGGGTCCGGCCATAAGGTGTGTCAGTGCCGGGCTCGGTTTCGGCTGCCTGCGGGGGATGGGTTTCCCGGCCCCTCTCGCGATCGCGGCGGCTGATCGCCCTGATCCGCTCGGCCTGCGCGGGATGCGCCTCGGCATAGTCCCGCCAGTTGTCGTCGTTGTCGGACCATTTCATCGGGCCACCTCCTGAAATTCGAACGGCAACCGCTCAAGCAACGCCCAAGCGCGGTTGGCCGCATCGGTCGCCGCGTGGGCATTGGCCGCGCAACGCCTGCCGCGCTGGCTGTCGCCTTCCTCGTCCGCGATCTGCTGCAGATGCGCCGCACGGTCGCGCTTGTGGCCGGTCATGATCTGGAGCGCCGCATAGACCGTGACGTATTCGGCTTCGGACAGGGTGAGAGTGTGGGTCATGCTGCACCGCCTTTCGCTTCCAAGGCGTGCACCAAGGCCCAGCCAGCAGGCCGCAGACAGACATAGCCGCCGTGATATGCGTTCAGCAGCCCTAGGCCGGTCCACTGCCATTGCGGCAAATTCTCTTCGCCCTTGCGAGCGAGGTCGAGCCGTTTGCGGGCCAACCGCTCGACCTTGCTCTTCCCCCACGGGTAGAGCGCCAGATACTTGAGCTTCGGCGAGCAACTATCGCCGTGTGACAGGGCTAGGCGTTCCGCTTTCGCAACGGCGAGTAGAAGCTTGATTTCATCCGGCGTCAGCGCCAGTTCTTCGACGCGATTGTGTTCGTCGCCGATGTTGATGGCGACCTGTGCGTCTCGGGCATATCGAAAGCCGAGCGCGTCCTTGACCTCAATTCGGGTCTTGCCCTTGCTCGCAAGCTTGGCCGCCTCGATGGCCTTTTGCAGAAACTCGCTCATGCCGCACCGCCTTTCGCCTTGGCGATGGCGGCGCGGATGGCTTCAAGATTGCCCTCACCCGGATTGGCACGACAAGCTGTGGCTGTTGGAATTGCCTCAAGCCAGCGCAGAGCGATCGACAGTTGCGCCAGCAGCTCCGGCGCGGCGGCGATCAGGTGGGCGTTGGCTTCGGCCTGCTGCCCGTCGTCGCTCCAGCTATCGCCGAATGCCTCGGCAATTTCTCCCTGCGCAACGTGGATGACGTGTGCGCCGCAACCGTTCTGGCCGTCATAGAACCATGGCCCCGGCGTGTGCTGTGTCTGCGTCATAATCAAATTCCTCTGGCGTCTCTGCCCGCCCGGATCGGCTCCGGGCGGGTGGGGTGGTGGGGTTAGGCGGGGATGCCGTAGAGGCCATCGGCGACCTCGCAGCTTTCGATCATCCAGCCGTTGATGCGGAGAGTTTCGCCGGTGTCGTTGCAGACAGCTTCAAACGTGCCGTCCATGTCGGCGTCGTCGCGAACGAGCACGTCCAGGTCGTAGTGACCGGCGACGATAAAGTAGCGTGTGTGGGGCATATCGGTATCCTTCTGGCTGTGCTTGGGTATTTATCATACCCTCGCACCGCCCACAATAGGTTAAATTAATACCGTGCGAATTTTCAGGGGATCAAAGCCGGTGCTTCGCGCGCGTCCAGGCGTCCACGCTTGGCATTTCGAGATAGTCCCACAGGGCTTGGGCTTTCTCCGCGCCCCAGATTGACTTTACCTCGCGGCAGATTTTCTGCGCTTCGATGATGGGGTTGATGTGTTGGCCGCGGTGGTCGATCGGCATGGAATACGAAAGGCGGTCGTCCCAATGCGCTGCCTGTTCCGGATCGGTGGGCCTGCCGCGATCGTAGTACGCGTTTATGTCCCAGCTCAGCGGGGAGAACTGCCGCAGGTATTCAATGCGCGGATCGTTCTGCGGGGCGCGTCGGACTGACTTCCACGCTTCCGGCATCACGTCGCGCTCGATCCATGCGCGGAACTTATAATGTACGTCCTTCCACGGCGCATCGAGCCCGCCGACCGCATAATAGCCGGGTGCTTCGTTGATGCAGCGGAACAGGCCGGAAACCGAAACCTGCGTCTCGTCGCGGTCGATGTGCAGATCCTCGTCGCGCTCCAGCAGCCGGAACTGATCGGGCCACAGCAGCGAGCGCATCGTCTCGACGCTCTCGTATCCCAGCCTGGCGTAGAAGTCTTGGCCATAGAACCAGGGCGCGCCGTCGATGATAGCGAGGCGAAGGGTGGTGTCTGCGTCGTAAGTAAATGAATGGGTCATTGGTCGGTTTCCTTAGAAATCCGACCGCCTGCGTCTCAAAGCTGTATGGCGGCCGGACGTGGCAGGTTGAGACTACCGCCTAAGGCAACGGCCCGCTTTCGCGGCCCACCACGCCCGACCATACAAAAACGCGCCTATCGGCTTGGCCGGGCGCGTTGATCGCGCCTTAGATAATGCGGGGTCTCAATCCCGGCTCGACAGTGCATCGAACGAGGCATAACCTGCCACCATTTGAAGGCGAAAACAAGAGGGTTAATTCCATGCTGAAAATTGCGACTTTGTCGGTGGCTTTGATGATGCAGAGTTGGGGCGCTATCGATGTCGGCATTGATAGCGAGACGTGGCTGCTTGATTATTCGAGCAAAACGCCCACGAGGTACGGCCTCGCCGTGTGGGTTAAATCGATCAAGCCGAATGGCGAATATATGATGACCAACTATCTGATCGATTGCGATGACCGCACGCTGGGCGCTCGTGCGATCGTCAAATACACCAGCGCAGGGCGCATAGTGGATAGCTACAGCCATCCTGATGTGCTGGTGCAAAAGACGCCAGCCGTTCCCGAGACGGTGGGTGCAAGCATCATCAGGGCTGCTTGCGCGCGCTGATCGCATAAAAAAATTTCCTCTGGCGTCGGGCAAAATCGCCCTGTTTTCGGTATCTATCATACCCGCAAACCCCTGCCAACAGGTAAACGCCGGACGCCTCATACCGGCACAGTGTCCAGCCCGTTTGACGTGCTGAAATTTTAGGCGGTTTTCATGCCTGCCAGAATGCCCTATAAACGGAGGCCCGTGGCGCTATTGAGCGGCGCTGTACGGGCCTCAAAAGGAGTTCTAAGGCATGAGTACGAGACCCGAAATCGAGCCGTATGGCTCGGGCAACCTCCCCAGCACGAAAAAATACCGCAAGGTCAACGAGGCGCGGCTAGACCAGGACTTCTGGATCGAGATGGCCGCGTGCTATCGCGTGTCCGTCAACGATCTGATGGAGAACGTCCTGAAGTTCTATGAGGGCAAGAAGCTGTTTCCCTTCCATCCGACCTATGAGGCTCGGCACCGTGAGCGCCAGTCGGAGGACAGACAGCACAAATCGAACCTTGCGCGCGTCAATCGGCAGACTTTCGCCGCTGGCAAGGTCGTCTATCGCCGCCCGCTGGGCCGCCCGCCGTTGGTGGCACCGCACGAACTCAAGCGCATGAAAGACGCATGGGCATTCGGCAAGCAGTTCGTCACACCGCCCTGCACCGGCGTGGAAATCTACGATTTCGTCGCCCTGATGCAATGGGACTTCGCGCATCCCAAGGCCCGCAAAGGCCCTCGCCCCAAGACGCACGACCCCGACGATCCGCGCGGCCAGGTTGGCGCGAGGATGTGGCGAGCGATCGGCAACGTCGAGCTGATCCGCAAGGCTCCGGATGGCAAGGAGATCAGCACGCTATGGACAGAGGGCACCGTGCCTCCTGTGGACGTGCTGATTGACCCGGATGATGATCCTTGGACGCATCGCCTTACGCCAATCTGGTATTCACAACCAAGCCTTAGATCGTGAACGGCTCGAAAATTCCCAGCAACATCAACCATTTACCAATCACTTACTAACTTACTGACCTTACACTTAATCTGATAAACCTTCTAAGAGAAATCTAGAGTTAGAAAATCATAATTATATTTATAGGGATTGATGACTAAGGGAGTTTCAAAAAACGCCCTCTGTATGTGAGTGCGCAAGGTTCCCGGTTTTCCGACGTTTCAGGCTTTCCCGCCCACTGAGCCCCAGGTGATCCGCTCGCTTGGGGCTTTTTGCTGGCTGATCGGGCTTTAGGTATGATCGATACCCACGACCGCCACCCTCGCTGATCGTTGCCCGGTATCTTGCCTACCGTTCCGCGTTCGGGTATTTCTCACGCCTATGCTCGCCGCCACCAATCAGAGCGTTTCAGATGACCATGCGCTCCCCGTGGCGATGGAAGATTTGCGCGTTGACGATGACGAGGTGGCCAGTGATTTGGCATCGGACGCCGCAAAACCCCGCTTTCTGACAGAGAAGCAGCGCCTTTGGGCGCGTCATTTTGTGCTGAACGGTGGCCGCTCGCAAGCTGCTGCTGTCTCGGCTGGGTTCGGCTCACCTTCGAATGCGGCTTATCGGATGCTGGTCAATCCCCAGGTGATGGCCGAAGTGCGCCGACTGGCAACGCTGAACATGGAAGCAGCCCTTCCCCGCACCATCAATCGGCTGTTGGCGATCCTCGAGGATCCGAAAACACCGGCCCAAGCCGCTGTAAACGCTGCAATCGCCATCATGGACCGCGCAGGCCTCAAGCCGAAGTCGTCGCCGCTCGTGGCGATCCAGAACAACACCTACAATCAAGCTTCCGGTTCGGCAGTGCAGCAGGCGATTGCAGAGATATGGGCAGCGAGAGACGCCAGACTGTCCGACATTGCAGGTGGAATGCCGGACAAAAAGCCCAGGCCTGGAACCCGAGCCCACTACCGCGCCATCCGTGACGCAGCCCGTGCCGAGCAGGGGGATGGGGGGGGTCTCGACGAAGGGTCCCCGCCCCCGTCCGATCCTATACCCGGTACTCCCCCCGCGCCTGATGCTGAAACGCATATCGACCCGGACTGGGAAGATGGCGAGCAGGGATGAGCGGGACATGGATGCTTTGGCAGACCGCGTTTCGGCGCATGGCAGTGTTTCGCGGGCGGCGAGGCAGTTGGGCATGAGCATCTTTCGTGCGCAATCGCTGTGGATGCAGATTGTCGCCCGGCTTGGGAGGCAGGCGTCGTGATCCCCGCAACGGAGAAACTGCGCCAGCTATGCGATCGCCGCGGCTGGAAGGTTGAATACCGCGATGACGACGGTGTGTTCGCGCCGGTTCGTGAATTGCGGGTAACGGGTAAGGATTTCGCGGACGTTCGGTTTTTCGGCTCTGTGACGGCGACGTTGGAGCCTGAGGCTGCGGATGAGCGGCTGGCGTCGAAGGCGCTGGTGGTGCTGGTGTTTGCGGAATGGGGCGTTGAGTACCCGTCGGGGTTGATGCTCTGATGGCCGGCCGGTCGGTAGCCACGAAGGACAGCCCGACGCGGACGGTGGAGTACGTGGCGGAAATCGCGCGGCTGTATCGGGACGATTACACCGGGTATTGCCAGGATATACTGGGGTTCAGCCCGTATGAGTGGCAGTCGCAGCTGGGTCGGGATCTGCTGACGAAGAAGCGGAACGGGATCGCGTCGGGGCACGGGATTGGAAAGACGCGGTGCGCGGCGTCGTTGATCCACTGGTTCATATCGACGCGGCCGAGGCCGGCGATTGTGGCGACGGCGAACACGGAGGATCAGCTTCAGAAGAAGCTGTGGCGCGAGTTGGCGGTGGTCAACAACGGCGCGAAGAACCGGGACTGGTTCACCTGGAAAACGTCGACGTTCACGATGTTCGAGGATCCGACGGCGCAGGCTGTGGCGCTGGCGTGGTCGGAGAACAATTCGGAGGCGTTTGCGGGGACGCACGAGACGCATGTGCTGGGGGTGTTCGACGAGGCGTCGGCCATTCCGCGGGTGATCTTCAACGTGTTCGCTGGCGCGATGTCGACGGCGGGCGCGCGGTGGGTGGCGTTCGGCAATCCGACGCGCGCGGAGGGGTATTTCTACGATCTGTGCTTCGGGAAGCTGAAGGCGAGGAAGCCGGGCGACATCGCGGAAGGGATGTGGAATTCGCGGTCGGTGGCGTCGTGGGAGAGCCCTGCGGTCGATCCGGCGTGGGTCGAGGAAATGCGCGCGCAGTACGGCGAGGAAAGCGACGAGTTTCGCGTGCGCGTGGCCGGGTTGCCGCCGCGGTTCGACAGCGAGCAGTTCATCGCGCGGGAAATGGTCGATCGCGCGATGCAGCGCGAGGTGGAGATATTCCGGCGCTGGCCGTTGGTGCTGGGCGTGGACATCGGGCATTCGCATGACCGGTCGGTGATCGTGCCGCGTCGGGGCAAGAAGGTGCTGGACGCGATCCGGGTGGTGAAGGGCGAGCGGACGATGGATTTCGCGCGCCGGCTCGCCGAGGAAGTGCAGTATTACCGGGAATACGAGGGTCTGACGGCGCAGCTGGTGATCGAGAATGTCGGCATCGGCGTCGGCGTGGTCGAGACGCTGGAGGACATGGGGTATTCGGACCAGGTGTGGGGCATCAACCCCGGCACCACGGACGGCATCGACACGGAATTGTACGCGAACCTGCGTTGCATGATGTGGGCGGAGGGCAAGGAATGGCTCGAGGGCGAGGTCGACCTGCCGAACCATCCCGAGCTGTACGATGACCTGGTGACGCTGAAGCGGAAGCCATCGGGCTCGCGGAATAACCTGAAGCTGGAAACGAAACACGAATTTCGCGCGCGCACGAAGCGGTCGCCCGATGTCGGCGATGCGTGGGCGTTGACGTTCGCGATGCCGTTCGACCTTCTGCCGGATCGGAAGGCGGATCGGTGGCGCGATGATGACGATTACCGGGGGGGTGCGGTTGAAGGCACCTGGATGGGGGCGATGTGATGGAACTGGAAATGGCTGAGCGCGCCGATAGCGCAGCGCCGTCGGAGGCAGCGGCCGAGCGGAACGAGGCGGTGTCGCCGTATGACCTGGGCGATGCGGAATTGGTCGCGGTGCTGCGAAAGTGGTTCAAGGAAGGGATGGACGCGAAGCGTGATGCGCTGCCGCGGCGGAAGAAGTGCCACGAGGTCTATGCGAACAAGCAGTGGGACGATGCGGATGTCGAGAAGGCGAAAACGCTGAAGCGACCGACGCTGACGCTGAACATGGTGCTGGCGATCATCTCGGCGATCGAGGGTTATGAGCGCGAGAACCGGGCGGAAATCAAGTTCTACGGCAACGAGGAAACCGACGACAAGGTGGCGCACGGCCTCAACCGGCTGCTGAAGTGGGTGATGAAGCAGTGTGGCGGCGAGTTCGAGCTTTCGGACCAGTTCCGCAATACGTGCATCGCCGGCCAGGACTGGATCGGCGTCGAGGTCGATTATCTGGAGGATCCCGAGGGCCGGATCTGTCTCGAGCAGGTCGACGACGAGGAAATGGTCGAGGATCCGCTGGGCAAATCGCCGGTGGGCAGCGACGATCGGTATCTGCACCGGGCCCGGATGATGCCCGAGGACGAAATCAACGCGAAATGGCCGGGCGCGGTCGAAAAGCTGCATCAGTCGTGCACCGAGAAGGGTGAAGGCGATCCCGAGAGCGACGGCAAGGGGTTTCGGGACATCTATTCCGAGCCCGGCGACACCGCGTCGACGAAACTGTACGACGCGAAGGGCAAGCAGTGGCTCGTGATCGAAACGCACTGGTATCAGATCGAGGCCGGCTATCACTGCCTAAACGAAATGACGGGGCAGCTGGAGGAATGCAGCGAAGAAGAGTTGCAGGTGAAGCTGCGTGAGCGCCAGGCGGCGCAGCAGTCAGCTCTGGCTGCGAACATTGCGGCCGCCAGCGCGCCGGCGATGATGGACCCGGTGTCGGGCATGCCGATGCCTGCGCCGATGCAGCAGGTTCCGCCCGCGCTGGAGTATCGCCAGCGTCCGATCAAGCGGCTGTACCGGGCATTCACCTGCTACGACCAGTTGCTCGAGAAAGCGCCCTATGAGACGCGCCAGCTGAAGCGGTTCCCGTATGTGCCGCAGCGTGGTTTCCGCGACAAGGCGCGCAAGACGTGGTTCGCGTTCGTGGACCTCATCATGGACGTGCAGCTTCAGCACAATATCGAGCAGTCGATCATCGTGCAGTTGCAGCAGCTGATGCCCAAGGCGTCGTGGATGGGCCCGAAGGGCGCATTCCACAACAAGCAGGATTGGCAGAAGGGGCTGGCGATCCCTGGGCAGTTGCTGGAATACAACGCGTCGCGCGGCAAGCCGGAGCCGATCCCGCAGCCGACGATCCCGCGGCACATGATCGACATGATGGTGACGCGCACCCAGGCTATGCGCGACATTTCGGGCGTGAATTTCGAAATGTCCGGCCGCGGCGCCGACACCGGCGTCGTCATCGAGAAGCGGAAGGCGTCGGCGAAAACGTCGCTCGCGCCGATCTTCGACAATTACCGGCGCACAAAGATCGAGCTGGGCAAGGTGCTACTGGCGTTCATCCAGCACTACATCAAGCCCGGCCGCGTGATCCGTGTGGTCGGCCCCGACGGCAATTCCGAGCAGGTGGTGATGTCCGAGGCGATGCAGTCTGGCCGGTTCGACATCACGGTCGATGAGGGCGAGGACAGCATCAACGAGCAGTTCGATGCGCTGTACGTCCTCCAGACGACGCTACCGCAGATGATGAAGGCTGGCATTCCGATCACGCCGGAATTCATCGACCTGCTGCCGATCCCGCCGCACATCCGCCAGACGTGGAAGCGTCAGATTGCGTGGGAAATGACGCTCGCCGGCCGCGTGCCGCCGCCCGGATGGGAGCCGGGCATGCCGCTGCCACCCGCACCGGGAATGCTACCCGGACCCGAATTGCCACCCGAAATGAATGGAGCACCCAATGGCTGATTTTGACGACGACCTCAGCGAACAGGAGAAGGCAGAGCTTGCAGCGTTCGAGAACTCCACGCCGCCCGCCGATGTCGACGATGCCGACCCGCAGCCCACACCGACCCCCACCCCTGCCCCTGCACCGGCTCAAGAACCGCAGCAGGCGCAATCGGAGGCCGGCGATGAGCCCGACGATCTAGAGGCGTTCAAGGCGAAGCACGCCGGGAAGTCGCCCGAGGAACTGCTGGCCCTGGCGCACGCGCAGCTGAAGCGCGCGAACCGCGTCGGGTTCGAGGCGCGGCAGAGCACGGAGACGCTGAAGCAGTTTCAGGACCGGGCGCGCGCGGCGCTGGAAGCGAAGAAACAGCAGGCGGCCGGGAAGCTCGAGGGTCTGGAAGCGCGGCGCGCGGAACTGCGCCAGAAGATCCAGGACGATCCCGATGCGGCGACGACCGAGATCATGGAAATGCTGCTCGAGCGCGACAAGGCCGCGGTTCAGGCCGATGTCGACGCGGCCGAGGTAGAAACGCAGGTGCAGGAAGCGCTGACGTTCGCCGGGCAGTACATCCCGGATTTCCACACACGCGCGCCGCAGATGTTCAACACCGCTGTCGAGCTCGGCTTCCAGCCCGACGAGGTGCACGCGATCCGCGACGGCCGCCAGCTGGTGGTGCTTCACCTCGCGACGATGGCGGGCAACCTGATGCGCGCGGGCGTGATCGATCGTCTCGGCAACCTGGTCGCGCCGCAGCCCGGCAACCCGCAGCCTACCGACCCGCGCCTCGCCGCCGACAATCCGCCGAACGGTTTCGGCCGAAAGCCTGCTGCGCCCGGTGGTGGGCAGAAGTCGCAGGCCGATGCGCTGAACGACCTGATGAACCTGTCGGATGCTGATCTGGCGAAGATGGATGACGGCGAGCTGATGAAGCTGGCTGGGATGGTGTAATCCCAGCCGGAGGGTTTCCGGCATAGACTGAAAGGACAGACTGATGAGTGCGGACGAACAGGCGATCGAAAGCGAAATCCAGCGCAAGGGACTTAATGCCCCTCGGCTGAACCCCGAGCATATCGACAGCGTTATCGCGTCGGAGCAATACCATGTGTTTCCCGGCACAACAATGACCGTTTGCGCGCTGACCTTGCGCAATGGCTACATTGTCACTGGTGAAAGCGCGGCAGCTTCTCCCGAGAATTTCGACAAGGAAATTGGGCGCAGGATCGCGCGGGAGAATGCGCGCAACAAAATCTGGTCGCTGGAAGGCTATTTGCTGCGGCAGGGTCTCTACGACGGCACGTATTCAGCGGCGAGCCAGCAGGCATAACCGCTGTTTCAAGGGGGCGGCCCGGTGTGGCCGCGCAAGGAAGAAGGAACGTCGACTGTGGCAAAATCAACCTCGGGCCGAAACGGAACCCCGGCGACCAAAGGCACCGCGCCTGTCGAACCGAAGGAAGCCGCGGAGGCAGCGCCGGTGCAGCCGGTGGCAGACGTTCCGCCTGAACCGGCTCCGTCACCGGCTCAGGCTGCCAGCGCCGTCCGTAAAGCGTTCAAGCTCGGCCCCGTCTGCGCGACGGCAGAGAAACGTTCGCTATCGGATGTCCTGGAGCGACTGGACGAAGCAAGTCTCGAAAGGGTCGGCGCGATGGAGAAAATCCCGTCGATCTGCGCCCAGGCTGAGCGGCTGCTTGCGACCGATGGCCGGGTCGCCCCCGCAGTTTTCTGCGACGATGCCCTGTTCTACGGGCACGAAAATATCGCGCTCGCGAAACTGGCTGGCAAAGCTGAAATCATTGCGGTATATATCCTACCGGAAGATGCCGCAGCAGCGCAGTCGTTTCTCGCGAAACAGAAGCGACCAGCCCGGCAGCAGACCGAAGGCGACGACGAACTGTTCTGGCGCGTCATTGCCCACTACGACGGTTAAGCCGTCCGTCTCGCCGACGTAATCGGCAGTGGCCACGCCCGGCCTCACGGGTAGCGGCATGTTCCCGGCCTGATTGGGGACAACAGGATCGCGCACTTCACGCGCAGCGGCCGTCCAGCCTCACCGGACACCTCCGTTTTCTGTTGTTCAATCAGGCAAGGACTTTCCCATGGCAGGAACTTCTTTCACGGCAGCCTCTCCGCTGGCCGTCAAACTGTGGGCGCGCAAGGCGTTCATGGATGCCGTCAAGCCGACGATGTTCGGCAAGCTCACCGGCAAGAGCGAAAATTCGATTGTGCAGGTCAAGGACGAACTCGGTCGCACCGAAGGCGACCGCGTGCGCTTCCGCATCAAGGCGCTGCCCCAGGGTATCGGCGTCCAGGATGACCAGACGCTCGAGGGCAACGAGGAAGGGCTCGATTACAAGTATTTCGACCTGCACCTCGGCGAGAAGCGTCACGCGTTCAAGGTCGAACTGAACCTGTCGCAGCACCGCACGATGGCCAATGTCCGCGAGGACATGAAGGCGTCGATCGAGGAATGGGTGCAGGAATATCTGGACACCACGTTCTTCGAAGTGCTGACCGGCTCGGGCCAGGGCTCGACGACCTCGGTGTCGAAGTATCACCCCTCGGGCATGCTGGGCGGCAACTCCCTGCTGGCCCCGTCGGCCGATCGCCTCGTCTATGGCGGCACCGGCGTCACCGCGAAGGCCGGCATTGCTGCTGGCGACGTGATGTCGCTGGCCGTGCTGGACAAGATCGCCGAGCGCGCGAAGCTCGCTGAGCCGACCATGCGCAAGGCGACGTTCGACGGCAAGAAGGCCTGGGTGGTCATCATGCACCCGTACCAGGTCAACGACCTGCGCGCCTCGACCTCGACCGGCCAGTGGTTCGACATCCAGAAGGCCGCGATGCAGGGCGGCAAGGTGGATGGCAACCCCATCTGGACCGAGAGCCTGGGCATGTATCGCGACATGATCCTGCTCGAGAGCACCCGCATTCCGACCTTCTCGGATTACGGCTCTGGCGGCAACGTCCAGGCCGCGCGTGCGCTCGTCCTCGGCGCTCAGGCTGGTGTCGTCGCCTACGGCAAGGAAACCCAGCAGGACGGCCGCATGAAGATCGCGGAAAAGACCTTCGATTACGGGAAGTACCTCGGCAACGCTGTCACCATGATCTGGGGCATCGCCAAGACGCGCTTCTCGGACCAGTCGGATTACGGCGTGTTCGCGGTCGACACCGCAGCCGCTCCGACGAACTAAGGAGCAAGCATCATGGCAGTCATCACTTCCATCGCCATCCCGGCAACCGTCACGCCCAATCTGGACGTTGGCGTCTATCCGGTGCGCCACACGTTTTCGCTGTCCTCGACGATTGCGGACAACGGCGATCTCATCAAGCTCATCACGTTCCAGCGCGCCGGCGTGCTGCACCAGGTCAACGGGGCAACCTCCGCGACCCTGGGTGCCAGCGCGACGATCAAGCTGGCGGTGGGCACCGATGGCAGCACCACCGATGTCACCGGCGCATCGACGGCAGGCAGCGCGCAGAAGATCAACGGCAACACCGTCGGTCCGATCGCGTTCGCAGCGGGCGATAGCCTCTACGGCATCATCGGCGGCGCGGACGTATCGAGCGCGGCAACGCTGACGGTTGACCTTCTGGTCAGCCATGTGTCGCCGATCAATTACGTCGCGTAATAGGCGCGCGGCGTGGCGATCATTTATGGTGAGGGGGCTGATACCCTTTCGTGGACGCAAGCCCGCGACAAGGTGAGGTCGGACCTGTGGCGTCCGGGGATTTCGGGTGTCCCTGATGATGTCGCTGATCGCGCGCTGCACGCCGGGCTGCGCCGCCTGGAGACTGAGCGGAAATGGCTCTGGCTCCAGGCGGTGCAGGCCACCCTGACTGCCGAGACGCAGACCGATGTTCTGGACGCGCCCGCCGATTGCGCGTCGATTTCGTCTCTGGCCTACCTGAACGGCGACATCGGTTTCGATCCGGTCCGCGCTGCATCGCTGGAATACACCCGGCAGGAAGCGCGCGGCGGCCAGCTCGGATATCCGACCTATCATGCGTTCGTCGCGGCGACCCCGCCGAAGATTTATCTCGATGCGTTCGTGATCGCCGGCTCGCAGTTTCACCTCATTTACCAGGCCAAGACGCCCGATAGCATCGCGGCCTGCATCGCCACCCCGCCGTTCACGCTCACGCATCGGCAGGAAGCCGTGATCGCGGCCGCGTGTCGGCACGTCGCGCTGAGCTACCTGAAGAACACCGAGGAAGCCGTGCGCCAGGAGGCGGCATACCAGACCATGCTCGAGATTTACGAGGCAGAGGAAGATCAGGCCCGGTCGGATGACTATGGCCCCGGCATCGAGCCCGACATGACCTATTACGACGCAGCACGCGGGAGGGCATAATGCCTGATACCACGACGACGAACTATGCCCTGGTGAAGCCCGAGGTCGGCGCGTCCAGCGACACCTGGGGCACGAAGGTCAACACGAACCTCGACACGATCGACGCGGAACTGAAGGCGGTTTCCGATGTCGCCGATGCTGCGCAGACGGCCGCCGCTGCCGCACTGCCGTCGGCGACGTACACCGCTGCCGACATCCTGACGAAGATCAAGACGGTCGACGGCCCGGGCTCCGCGCTGGACGCAGACACCGTGGACGGCATTGAGGGCTCGGCGCTGCTGCTGGCGTCGACCTATACCGCTGCCGATGTCCGCACGAAGCTACTCACCGTCGACGGCGCGGGTTCGGGTGTCGATGCCGACCTGCTCGATGGGCAGCAGGGCAGCTATTACGAGAACATCCCCGCGCGTCTTGGTTACACCCCGGCGAATCGCGCGGGCGACACATTCACCGGCCCGTGCACGTTCACCACGATCACCGCGACCACGATCACCGGCACATCGGACGCGCGGCTGAAGGCTGACATCCTGCCGCTCAACGGCTCGACCTGCCTTCGCCAGCTAGAGGACGCGGGCGGCTGGTCGTTCAGGATCGCGACCCAGCCTCGCACCGGCGTCATTGCGCAGACCCTCATCGACGTGGGGCTCGGCGACCTCGTAACCGAGGATCCTGAAACCGGCTATCTGTCGGTGAACTATTCCGACCTCATGGGCCCGGTCATCGCCGCGATCAGCCACCTCGCCGATCGCGTCCGCACGCTGGAGGCAGAACGTGACGCTTCCAAGTAGCGGCCCCATCTCCCTCGCCGATGCGGCCGCCGAATACGGCCTGTCGCTGCCCGTAACCTTGCCCAACAGCTTTTGGGGCAAGCCGGGTATGCCGTCGTCCGGTCCGCTCAGCCTGCCCGGAGATTTCTACGGCAAGAGCAATGTCATCTTCACGCCCGACGGTGGCACGCTGCTGGACACCGGCCTCACCAATGCGAGCATCGAAATCACCTGCAATTATCCGGCTGTCTGGACCTATTCGGGCGGCGGCACGGGGTCGGCCGTCAGCGTGGCCTCGGGCGACTCGGCGGTGACGATCACGTTCTCGCTGTTCAACCCCTCGGGCTTCCGCTCGGCATTCTGGACCGTCACCGGCACCGCGCTGGGCGTGACGCGAAATTTCACCGTCAACCTCGAATGCGACACGGGTGGTATCGGCTGATGTTCCAGCAGGTCCCCCTCCAGTTCCGACCGGGCATCTACGCGAACCGCTCCAAGCGTTCGAGCGAGCAGCGGTGGGTGGATGGCGACCTCATCCGGTTCCGTGATGACGTGCCGGCTCAGATGGGTGGTTGGCGCGCGCTGCCGGTGTCTGGCGCGACGATTGCCGGGCGGCCGTGCGGTGCGATTGCCTGGCGTCCAAATAGCCAGTCGGGCCGGTTCATGGCGATCGGCACGAACAGCCACGCCTATCTGTTCGACGGCTCGTTCCTGTCGGACATCACCCCGTCCGATATGACCGTCGGCCGCACGGACAGCATCGAGGGCGTCGGCTATGGCGCCGGGCCGTTCGGCGACGACACCTATGGCACGCCGCGCACGATCAGCGGCATCACGCTCGTCGCGACTTCGTGGACGTTCGATATGTTCGGCGAAACCGTGCTGGGCGTGCCGACCTCGGACGGGCTGATCCGGGAATTCACCGAAGGCTCCGACACGCTGCTGACGACCGTGACCGAAGCGCCGACCTGCCGCGCGCTGGTGGTGTCGCCCGAGCGGCATGTGTTCGCGCTGGGGGCTGACGACAACCCGCGGCTGGTGCAGTGGTCGGATCGCGAGGACTATACCGTCTGGGAGCCGCTATCGACGAACCGGGCGGGCGGGTACGAAATGCAGGTGACATCGCCGTTCCAGTGCGGCGCGCGCGTTCGTGGCCTGACGTGCGCCTGGACGGAAAGCGAAATGGTGGTGTTCGAGCCGTCCTTCAACGCGCTCGTCTATTCGCGCCAGACCGTCGACGAAAGCACCGGAGCCGTGGGGCCCGGCGCAGTGGCCGTGATCGCCGAACAGGCGGGTGCGTCGGCTTTCTGGTTCGGCATCGACGGGTTCTATATGTTCGACGGCATCGTTCGGAAACTGAATTGCGAGCTCCAGGACTATGTGTTCGGCGACATCAACCTGTCGCAGCGCGCGAAATTCACCGCGACCACGAACGTCGAGTTTCAGGAAATCCGGTTCAGCTATTGCTCGGCGGGCTCGATGGAAATCGACCGCTGCGTCGTCCTGTGCACCCGTAACGGCGCATGGTCGAAGATGAACATCGAGCGCACCGTCTGGGTGGACCGCAAGATTTTCCGCAAGCCGATCGCGCTCAATGCCTCGGGCGCGATCTACGAGCATGAGGTCGGCGAGACGGCCGACGGGCTGGCGATGCAGTCGTTCGCCACGTCGCATCCGCTCACCCTCGGCACCGGCCAGTCGATGATGCACATCGCGTCGTTCTGGCCCGATCTGGACCCGGCCAGCGATGGCGCGGCACTGACGATCATCGGCAAGGATTACCCGGGCGGCCCGGACATTGTGTTCGGCCCATACTCGTTCGCCAAGACGGCCGAGAAGGTCGATCTGTCGGTGAACGTGCGTCAAGCGCAGGTGAAGATGTCGGGCAACGGAGGCTATTGGGAAATGGGCCTGCCGATGATCGACGTGCAGCAGTCGGGAGGCCGCGGATGAGAAGCCCCCTTCTGCTCTCGCGCTCGCAGGAACAGGCGCAGGATAACGACCGGAAGTTCCGTGAGGTCGACCGCATCATGCGCGTCCAGTCGGAAGCCGATGTGGTGTGCCAGGCCGAGCGCCGCCTGATCCTGCAATCGGCTGACGGGCATTACTGGCAAATCCAGGTCGACAATACCGGGCTTCTGGCGACGACCGATCTTGGCACGGAGTTCCCGTCGTGACGCCGCGCCTCGATCCCATCCCGCCGAAGGGCATCCATCTGATCTGGCCGATGCTGGAAGGCCGGCTCGAGACGCTGATGGCCGAGAGCCACGATCCCGAACCGCTGGGCGTCGTTCACGATGACCTGATGACCGGCAAGGCAACGCTGCTGGCGTCGGAGGGCGCGGTGTCGTTCGTGATCTGCCGCCTGCTGAGCAACACGGCCGGGCTGTGCGACCTCCATGCCTCCTGGGTGTGGCAGGGCGATCCCGAGCGGACCGCTGCCGATTTCATGCCGCAGGTGGCTCGCTGGGCCGCCGTTCACGGCTGTCAGCGTGTCGTGTGGGAGAGCGCGCGCCGCTGGGAGCGCGCCATGCCCGGCACGCAGGTCAGCTATCGTTATTCCTATCCGGTTGGGGGTTAGTCATGGGCAGCAGCACCAAGACGAAAGAAACGTCGAACAATATCCAGAAGGTCGAGCTTCCCGCGTGGATGACGCAGGCGGGGCAGGATCTCTATCAGAACGCCAAGACGACGGCCGATCTGAACCCGGTGCAGGCCTATGGCGGCCAGATTGCGCCGAACCTTCAGGCGAACCAGGCGCAGGCGTCGCAGCAGGCATCGGCGGGCGCGAATGCGGGCCAGCGCGAGCAGAATGCCGCGTCCGCGCTCACCGGCATGGCGGCGGCTGGCGGCGTGCCAGACATCCAGGGCGGCACGTTCGGCAACGAGCAGGCCGCGCAGTACATGAACCCGTATGTCCAGCAGGTGCAGCAGCGCACGCTTATGGACATGATGAGCAACAACAAGCGCGAGCTCGACGGCCTCGGCGATCAGGCGGCGGCGGGCAAGGCATTCGGCGGCACGCGCCATGCCGTGCTCGAGGCGCAGACCCGCAAGGGCCAGGGCGAGAACATGCTCGATTTCCTCGCTGGCTCGAATGCGTCGGCATACAGCGATGCGCAGCAGCAGTTCGAGCGCGATCGGCAGGCGCGCATAGGTGCCGAGGGCATGAACAATCAGAACCGTCAGCAGATCCTCGACCGGCTTCTGGCGGCCGGTGGGCAAATGTCGAACATCGGTGCTACGCGCGCCGGGCTCCAGTCGCAGAGCATCATGGACCTGCTGCGGACGGGCGGTGTCGAGCAGGAAACCCAGCGCGACCAGCTCGGCTCGGCGTACAACGAATTCCTCCGCATGCAGGACGCGCCGATGGAGCGGTATCGCGACCTCGCCTCGATCCTGTCGGGTGTGCCGCGGAATGTCACGACGACCTCGAACGGCACGGCGACCTCGAAAACGTCGGGCGGCCTGATGAACACGCTTCTCGGCGTTGGCCAGTTGGGCGCTGCCGCATACGGTGCCGGCATGTTCTCCGACCGTCGCCTGAAGCGCGACATCGTTCGCATCGGCTCGATCGGCGACATCCCGCTCTATGCCTATCGCTACCTGTGGGATCGCGTGCGCCGCATCGGCGTCATGGCCGATGAAGTGCCGCCGCACGCACTCGGTCCGCGCGTGTTCGGGTTCCAGACCGTCAATTATCAGGCATTGGGAGGCGCGGCATGATCCGGCTCAATCGTTCCTCGGTGTTCAATCAGGGCGGCCCCGAGAAGGTCGGCTCGTCGGTGTTCGGCGGCAATCCTGGGCTGCCGGGGATTATCAGCGGCTACGGCGGCGGCACGACGAACACGCCCATGCAGCCTCCGATGTATGAAGGGCCGGTGTCCGCGACCCCTTCTCGCGGCCCGTCGCCGGCCATGGGCGGGCTTCTCAATGAAGTCGCGGCCATGCCTGCCCCTGCCGCACCGTCGCCGACCGCGCCGTCGGTGTTCGCGATGCAGCCGCAGGACATGCCGATGTCCGACGCCGCAATGCAGACCGGCTTTCTCGGCGCAAACGTGCCGCAGGTTGCCAAGCCGAAGTCGGTATTCGAGCAGTTCATCAGTTCGCCGCAGGGCATTCAGGCGCTTCTGGCCTCCGCAGGCGCAACCATGCAGGGCGGCCTCGGCGCGGGCATTCAGGCTGGCCTCGGCGCGTACAACCAGTACGGCCAGCAGCAGGCGCAGATTGACGCGCAGAACCGCCGTCTGGATCAGGGCGATCGCGGGCTGGAAATCGACCAGCAGCGCGCCGATGTGGACGCGCTGGCTACCGATGCGCGCATCAAGAACATGGCCGTGCAGGCGGGCATCGATGTCGCGAAGCTGGAAGAAGCGATCCGCAAGAACAAGAGGGGCGAGGCGCTGGATGCAATGGAGCTCGAGGCGCTTCAGTGGTATCGGCAGAACCAGATCCAGATTGACCAGCAGCGTATCGGCGCAACGCTCCGTGGGCAGGATATCGACTGGCAGAAGCATAACACGCCGTCGGCCAGCACCGTGTTCGCGCAGCAGGCGACGGACAATCGCTATTTCAATCCGCCCGCTCCGGCGATCACCACCACCACGTCGACCAAAACCACCGGCGAGGATGGAAGCGAAACCACCACGGCAACCCGCTCGGCGCTGCCTCGCATCACAACGCAGGAGGCTTATGACCGCCTGCCGCGTGGCGCGAAGTACATGGACAGCCAGGGCAATCAGGCGACCAAGCGGTAATGGCCGGCTTTGTCGCCCCGACCTCCGATCTGGAGAACCGCCCGGCTCGCGGTGGATCGACACCACCCGCGCGCCGGTATGATTTCGTCGCGCCGGAAGCGGATATCGCGCCCGCTCCCCCGCCGACCGCGCCCGCATCCGGCCCGTCGGTGTGGGACGGCGCGCGCAACCTCGTCGACCGGGCGGGACTGGCACTTGGCGTCATCGATCCATCGACCTATCGCGGGTACAATCCTGACGGCACGGTAAAGACCGAACCGACCGCACCCGTCGCGACGGCAACGCGCCGCTCTTGGACCGACATCGCATCCGGCGCGTTCGACCGAGCAACGTCGATGGCAGGCGAGGGTGAAGTCGGCGCATTGTCGCGCGGTGCAGCGGACATCTTCAACCTCAACGACGCGTTCGATCGGCAGCGGTATGGCCTGACGCCGCAGGAAGCCGAAGCGCGCCGCGACAAGCAGATGACCGACCGCGTGCGGGCTGAGCGCGAAGTCTGGGCACGCCAGGACGCGGCCGATCCGGTGTGGCAGCCGGACGGCGGAATTCTGTCGAATGTCGGGCGCATGGCCGCGCAGATGGGCGGCGACCTCGCGGGCAACGTCAATCCGACCTATCTTCTCGGCCCTGGCCGCACGGCGCTCGAGCGCATTGCCGCGCAGGCTGGCATTTCCGGCGCGATCGATGCCGGGCTTCAGGGCAATGAAATGCGCGAGGGCATTCAGGATCAGTTCGATCCGGCTCGCCTCGGCTTCAACATCGCAGCTGGTGGCGCGTTTCAGGGTGCAGGCGAAGGGCTGAGCGCGCTGGGTCGACTGTTCCGCGGCTCCCCCGATGCGCCCCCTGCCCCGGACCTTCAGCCTGCCGCGCCGCTGGATGGCACGCCGCAGAACATCCTCGATCTGCTGGCCGGTCGCGGTGTCACGCCCGAGCAGGCCGCAGCGATGTCGCCGGAGTTTCAGGCGCGCGTCGTCGAGCGTTTCGGCGGCGCTGAGCCAGCCGCCATCGCACCCGCACCGGCAATCGGCCCCGACATCATCGCCGCACCCGAGGGCAACATCCTCACGTCCGACACCGGCGCAATCGCTGGCTTGACCCGCCAGCGTGCCGTCATGGACGAAATTCTCGCCCGCGCCCAGGAGCGCGCAGCCGACAACCCGACGCTGGCGGCGATCCTTGAGACGAACGCGCGCACCGAGCAGCAGGTCGCGTCGATCTGGGATCGGCTGGCCGAAATCAGCGCGAACGGCCAGCGCGAACCGTTCCCGGTCCAGACGATCAGCCAGACCCCGCAGGCCGAGCCCGGTCGCCTGCCCGACCCGCGCGCCGTCGGCCCGTCGCCGTCGCGCACGTTCGAGCGCATGATCGGCGCGGAAAGCGGTGGCCGTCAGAAGGACACGCAGGGCCGCACGATCAAATCGCCCGTCGGCGCGACCGGCATTGCGCAGGTCATGCCCGCAACCGGGCCGGAAGCCGCGCGCCTTGCAGGCCTTGAATGGGATCCGGCGCGGTTCGAGAATGACGCGGCATATAACCGCTCGCTCGGCCAGGCGTACTATCAGGAAATGCTGCGCCAGTTCGGCGGCGACAACACCAAGGCAGTCGCGGCCTATAACGCTGGCCCCGGTCGCATCCGCGAAGCCGTCCGCGAGCACGGCGCGCAGTGGGCAGATCACATCCCCGCCGAGACGAAGGACTATATCCGCAAGGTTCTCGGCAACGATCCGCTTCCCAGCGCGCCCGAAGCCGCGCCGTTCCTGACCGCCGACGATGGCAGCCCGGAAATGACGCGCCGTCGCAATCAGGATGACGGGCTGGAAGTCATCGGCCAGCGCCCGGCTGATTTCGAGGACACAAACGCCCGTCCCAGCCCGACCCGTCGGCAGATGGACGAGGGCGATATCTTCGAGACGCCAACCGGCCAATTTGGCCCGGAGCGTCGTGGTGCGCAGCCCTATGAGGCACCGATGGGCACCGGCTCGTCCGCGCGCCCGTTCCGCCCCGTCGGCGATGATCCGGCTGGAGAGGCCGGGTTCTGGGAGCAGCGCGCGAACATGCAGGCCGAGGAACTGCGCGCGGCTTTCGAGGAAGCCATTCGCGGCGGCGAGCGCATGGGCCGGGAGCGCCAGGCAGGCGCGGACCCGTCGGATCGATACAAGGGTTACGACCAGAAGCCCGCGCAGGGCGATGACGGCTTCTGGCGGTTTACCGATGACGGCTTTGTCGCGGGCGCAAAAGGACAGCCGGTCGCGTTCCGCAATGCGAAGGAAGCTGCCAAGTGGGCAGCCGCAAACAAGATGGGAGGTGATCTCGAGCCCGTTGTGTGGAAGTCGAACAGCACCCGCATCGTTCTGCGTCGTCGCGATGGTTCGACCTATGGCACAGCACAGCCGACCGGCCCGGCTGAACCGGCTGCTGGGCGCTCCACGGATACCAGCCAGCGCGCGCTGACTGGCCCCGAAGCACCGACCCAGCCCGGCTTTGACCTCCCGCCCGGTGGCGACACTCCGCCACCGGCACCTTCTGCCCCGCCCGCGCCGTTCCGCGGCGGCGGTGGCAATGCCGCGACGGCCGAAGCAGGACCGCCCCGCGAGCGCGTCACCACCGACACCGGCACGGAAATCGACACCGAATTCCAGGTCGTCGAGGCGCGTGACCTCATCACGTCGTCCGATGCCGGTTTCGATCAGCGGTTCCAGCCGCGCGACCGCGCAGGCCGGTCGTCGTCTGACGCGCAGATTGCAGACATCGCTTCCCGGCTCGATCCCGCGCAGCTCGGCCGCGCGCGTCTCGCCAGCCAGGGCGCGCCGATCATCGGCCCCGACCGCATGGTGGAAAGCGGCAACGGTCGCGCGTCGGCCATCCGCCGCGCCTATGACATGAACCCGGAGCGTGCTGCCGAGTATCGCCGGATGATCGACGATATGGGCTTCGACACCTCGGGCATGCAGCAGCCGGTTCTGGTTCGTCGCCGCCTGACCGACATGACCGACGAACAGCGCGCGGCATTCACCCGCGATGCCCAGGGTGGCGGCACGATGCGTATGTCGCCGACCGAGCAGGCCGGTGCAGACGCGAAGGCTCTCTCGCCCGACACAATGCGCCTCTATCGCGGCGGTGATGTCTCGAGCGCTGGCAATCGCGATTTCGTCCGGTCGTTCATGGAGAACGTCGTTTCGCCGAATGAGCGCAATGCCCTCCAGATGGCAGACGGCACGCTGTCGAAGGCTGGCTCTGACCGCATCCGCGCGGCGCTGACGGCGAAGGCTTATGGCGATCCCCGGTTCGTCGAGAAGCTGCTGGTCGACGAGAACACCGAAATCAAGGCGATCGGCAACGTCCTGACCGACCTCGCGCCGGGCTTCTCGCGGCTGAAGGACCGCATCGCAGATGGCGAGCTTCCGCAAGCGTTCGACATCACCCCGCAGATTGTCGAAATCTCGCGGCTGATTGCCCGGACCCGCGCCGAGGGGCGTCCGATCAGCGACTTCCTCGATCAGACGGACATCTTCGCCGGCGACATCGACCCGATCACCGAGGCGCTGGCTGGCGTGATGCTGAAGGGTGAAGGGCTCAGCACCGCGCGCTCGGCAAAGGACATGGCCGACGGGCTTAATTTCTACCTCCGCGATGTCGACGCATCCGGCGCGGACCTGTTCGGCGGCGATCTGCGCGACCGGGCAACCTCGATCGTCCAGGCTGCGCAGGAAATGCTCGTCGCGCGCGATCTGGCCAAGGGAGAGCAGCGCGGCGACCTGTTCGGTGGCTCGCAGCGCGCGGCCCGTCTCGGACGCGGCCCGGTCACGATCGATGCGACCCGCCGCCTGGCCGACGATCTGCGCGCCGTTACCGGCGACGATGCTCCCCTCGCCCGGCTGCTGGCCGATCTGGTCGGCGACGATGCCACCGTGCGCTATGGCCGCGAGGGTATGCAGAACCGCTATGCCGTCGGTGAAGCCGATCCCGCGACCGGCCGCGCGTTCGTCCGCGATGCAGGCGACACGGAGACGCTGCTGCACGAGGCAATCCACGTCGCCGCGATGGCTCGCTACGGGTACGAGTTCAACGCTCTGAAGCCCGGCGATGCTGGCAGCAATCCGGCGCGCGCCGTGCTCGACCTGTTCAACGAGGCGCGCGGCAAGCTCGGTCGGACCGCGCCGTTCGAGGTGAAGTACGCGCTGACGACGCCCGACGAATTCCTCGCGATGTCGCTCACCAATCGGCAGTTCCAGCGCTGGCTTGATCGCGGCACACTCTGGAACCGCGTCGTCGACACCGTGCGCCGGCTGCTGGGCATGGAGCCGAAATGGACACCCATGCTCGACCGGGCATTGCGCGCTGGCACCGATCTGCTCGAGGCGTCGGGTGGCGATCCGATGCGGCGTCGGGTGCGGTCGGTGGAGCAGCGCGCGCTGATGCCTGAAGATCGCGGCATGCTGACGCCGAAGAAGCTCGCCGCCGAGATTGAGCGCGTTCGGGACGAGGCGTATCTCAAATACGTCCGCGAGAACGGTGGCTATGACAATTCGCCGGGCTACGCGCGCTCGGTGCGTGCGCAGCAGGGCAAGATTGGCGGGTCGCTGTCAATCGACCAGTTGGAAGGCGCAATCCGAGCCAGCGATCAGGCGGAAATGGATTTCCTCGCTGAGCGCCGCCGCGACCTTCAGAGCTATGTGCGTGAAGAAGCCGACCGTACCGGGCAGGATTTTCGCCCGGCGAACCTCCGCAAGCCCGGCATCCTCGATCGCATCTTCGACCGCGACGAAATCGACATGACGGCGGAAGGGCTGGCGAAGGCCGTCGGCGATCCCAAGGCGGCGGTGCGCTCGATCTTCAAGGATCCAAAGGATTTTGCCACGCTCGTCGCCTTCTCGAACGATGCGCGCATTCGTGGCATTGGCGCGAGGTTCGGTGGCCGTGTGGCGGAATTGGCGAACCAGATGGCCGGCCATTTCCACGCGCGATCCGGCGAACCTGACGCTGCGGCCAGGACCTATCACGAGGCGGTCAAGCGTCGGTCGGCGGTGCAGCTGACCCAGGCGCTCGAGGCGCTTGATCCGTTCCTGCGGGACACCGACGCGCAGAACCGCATCCGGTCGCTCCTGAGCAACCCGAAGAAGGCCGTCTCTGCCACGGCTGCCGAGCGTGACGCGGCGGGCAAGCTGCGCGATCTGCTGAAGGACGAAATCGCCTATCGCAAGGCTGCTGGCGAGGACATCGGCGAGGTGTCCGACGGCTATTTCCCGCGCGTGCTGGATGTCGAGAAGTCGGTGAAGAACCGCGACAAGTGGCTGAAGCAGGCGACCGAGCTCTATCGCCGCCATGGCGCAGAGGATCCGAAGGCGTCGGCCGAAGCGTGGTTCGACCATGTGTTCGACACCTATGCCGGCATCGACGGCGGCATCGGCTTTTCGCGCTCGTCAGGCGATCAGGGCATGGGCTCATCCTCGGCGAAGTCGCGCGAGTTCGGCAAGGCTGCCGACGAGCTGATGGCCGAATTCTATGTCGACGATGTGCCAGGCACGATGGCGGCTTATTTCAACGGCTCTGCACGGCGCGCGGAATACTCGCGCCGGTTCGGCATGAAGGGCGAGCAGGGAAGCCCCGAGCGGAAAGCATGGGAGCGCGAGCACGACGGCAAAACCCAGCTTCAGGTATGGGAAGATGACATGCGCGCCGCGCTGCGTGAGGCCGACGGCGATGCAGCGGGCGCAATGGGCGTCATCGACACCGCGTTCAAGTCCAACCTCGGCCGTCTCGGATCGATCGGCGCGCGCGGCTCTGCGTGGCTGTCGGGCCTGCACTCGTGGAACCAGGTCGGCAAGCTGGACCTGACGACCGTGACCTCGCTGACCGAGCTCGCAGCGGGCTTCGTGCGCGGCGGTCCGAAGTACGGTTTCCAGTTCGCGGGCAAGTCGCTGGCCGAATTCAGCCGTCTCGTGCGCGGTGTGAAGGACAAATCGGACGCTGAGCGGTGGGCTGATGCTGTCGGCGTCGGCACGAACAGCATGGTCAATCAGATGCTCATGTCGCGCGCGGGTATGGAGGGCGTCAACCAGTCGACCCAGCGGCTCATGGCGAAGTTCTACAAGGCGATCGGCCTGCACCAGTACACGGAAGGCACCCGCATCGCCGCGGTCGATATGGGCCGGAAGTTCCTCGACACACTGGCGGGCGACCTGTCGTCGAAGGATGCACGCACCCGCAACCGGGCTGGCCGCTATCTGGCCGAGCTTGGCATCGCCGACGGCAAGGCATTCGCCGACTGGATGGCGAAGGGCGGCGCGACGATCGATGCTGTCCGCGCTGACAAGGATCCGATGGCGCAGGCATATGGCACAGCGCTGATGCGGTTCGTCAACCAGACGATCATGTCGCCGGATCGGTCGGTGAAGCCTGCCTATGCCAACCATCCCGTCGGCTCGCTGTTCTATTCGCTGATGTCGTTCTCGTTCGGCTTCAAGAAGAACGTCCTCGACCGCGCGTTCCGCACTGGCCGGGCCGCGCTGAAAGAGCGCGATCCGATGCTGCTGGCACCGGCTGCTGGCCTGGCGATCCTCGCGCTGTGGACCGATATCGTCGACAAGCAGGTGCGCGGCCGGCTGCGTGGCAACATGGATCGGTTCGAGAAAGAGGACGCGATCGATACGACGCTGCGGGTTCTTGACCGCTCGGGCATGACCGGGGTGCTCTCGCCGCTGGTGAATGCCGTCCAGGGCGTGCGGTACAATCGCGACCTGCCGACATCGCTCGCCGGGCCGATCATTGGCGACATCGCCGACAAGACGCAGAAGATCGCGGTCGATCCGATCGTGAAGAACAGCGCCAACACGAACACCACCGAGCGCGCCCAGGCTCTCGCGGTCTATGACGCGCTGATCGAGCCTGCACTGGATGCGACCGGCGCACGCTATCTGCGCGGTGCTGCGGCTACGGCAGGTATTCTAGCTACCGGAAATCGTGAAGGTGGGGTATTACCGGGCGACCGGGATGCGTTCGTTGATGCAGTTGCGGGGGAAAAGAAGAAATGAAGGGCTATCAGGAATGGCTGATTGACGACGCGGGCAACAAGCGCACGAACGTCAGCATTGAAGTCAGGGTGGCAAACTCGACGCCGGGTGCTGGAGCCAAGGCGACGATCTTTTCAAATGCGGCGGGCGCGGCGAAGGCCAACCCGTTCACGAACCTCGCCGACGGCAGCTATTCGTTCTTCGCCAATGACGGCCGATACGATGTCGTCTTGAACCCTGGCACGGTCGACCAGAAGATCATCGCTGCCGTCGAGGTGGTGGACGGGCTGGACCTGTCGCAGCGGGCCGTGCGGGTGCCGTCGGGCGAGGCTGTTGTGGCTGTCCCGCCGCTGGCCGAGCGCACCGGCGACGAGGACACCGTGTGGGCGTTCGACAAGGACACCGGCGCTGCAAAGGCACTCCCGGTCGGATCGTTCCCGCCCGGTCCTCAGGGGCCGCCGGGGACGAATAACACCGTTGCCACGCTCGAGGATCTGGCTGCGCTCGATACCGACCTGGTGTCGGCGATTGCAGCCGGGGCGACGTTCATCTGGAAGGCAGGGGATTATTCTGCGCTGGTCGATGGCGTCGATTATGTCGCGTCGGACGATTTGCCGGCGACGACCGGCGCGTGGGTTCGCATCGGACAGGAGGACCTGCGGAAGCTGGGCGAGTTTTCGGGCTCGACGATCCCGGATAATCAGACGCCGAAGCAGGCGATGCAGGCGCTGGAAACGGCGGTGGAAACCAAGGCGACGGCGGCGGTGGTTGGCGTGGGCGCTACGGCTTCCAATCTCGGCATGTTCGCCAGCGATCTGATCGATGACAACCAGACGGTCAAAGGCTCGTTGATTAGCCTTGCCGCAAATCTTCTGTCGTCCGCAGGTGCAGGCTTTATCGGTTATATCGGCCTGAGGCTGGGGTCCACATACCGCACCATCCTTGCCAAGCTTAACGATTGGGACACGGTAAAGGATTTCGGCGCGATTGGCGATGAGGTCGCCAACGATTTTGAAGCATTTAAGAGGGCAATCGCCGGGGTGCCTAGCGGCGCGGAGATATTTGTTCCGCCGGGTCGGTATTACATGTCGTCGGAAGCCGAAACGCTCCTGATCGACCGGGATATCAGTCTAGTTGGCGCGGGCGAAGGAGCCAGCGTGCTCATCTTTGAGCACGACACCGCCGGAACGGACGCAATAACGATCGGCAATACCGACGAGACCCGCGTCGGTATTCGCATCGAATATATCGGCATCCAGTTCAAGAATGGAAACACTCGGGACGTCATCAGGACCGAGTCTTTCATGTCCAAGTTTACCCTCAATCACTTGGATATCCGCAGCTACAATACCAGTTTCGCTTTCCGCGCATCCGGGGCTGCGATCCGCATTGGCGGTGTCGGAACGGTTGGCGGCTTGAATGACTGGCTGCTGATCCAGCACTGCTATCTGGCGCTTTGCACCAGGGGGATCATGATGGTGGGGCGCAACACCATCAATGCCCGCATCACGCAGAACACGACGGCGAGCATCACAGAAGAGAGCCTGTACTGGACCACTGGTGGCCAGTCGCAGATCGACAACAACACCTTCCAGTATAGCAATCTTGGCGCTGACGGCAGCCGCAAGTTCTACACTGTGCTGTTCGAGGGCGGCTCGCCGTCCGACGTAAACAACATTACTTTCGGCCCCGGCAATTCGTTCCAGGCCAATGGCGGCGCTGGCCTTGGCCCTGCGGTTGCCAAGACGTGGGAAATTCTGGTCAAGGATGCGACCTCCGTTAACATCGTCGGCAACCAGTTTGCTGGCGCGTCTGGATCGGTCAATTTTGGCGCGTTCCACGCAATCGAGTTCATCAACTCTAACGGGTGGGTCGAGAAGAACACCTGGGAGGGTTACAGCCGCACTGCAACGGGCGATACTGACCCCGGCCCCTGTCAGTATGACAGCAACTCGCGCGTATCCCATATTAACAACATCAACGGCGACTTTACGCTCGGCGCGCCTGATTTCACTACGGCGTCCTCGACGGCGGCTCTGGTCACTATTGCTTCAGGCACCCTGCGGCTTGAGCAAAAATCGACCATTCCGTTTTTTGAGGCCAACGCTGTTTCAGGCATCACCGATGTTAATTTTCTCCGCGTCGGCGGCTCGGGCAACCAGACGATTGGGAATATCGCGTCGGGACTTGCGCAGATGAGCGGCGGCTCTGCGACGGTTTCGCTTTCGTGGAGCACGCCAAGCATCAAGGTGTTTCCGGTTCTGGCTACGGGTTCAACCCCCGCTGAATATCTTGGTGTCGAGCCTTTCAACGGCAACTTCGTTGTGAAGTCGTCTAACGCTTCGAGTAGCAGCTATTTTTACTGGCTGGCGATTGGGCCGTGATGATGAACGCCACCACTCAAGCGGAGCGCCTGATGCGCATTGAAACCTTGCTAGAAACGCAGGCGGGTGAGGCATGACCAACACCACCGCCGAACGCTTGGCCCGGATCGAAACGCTTCTCGAGGCGGCTGTCATCCAGCGCGCCGAGGATCGCGCCGGCATGGCCCAGACGATCGACGGCATGGCGAAGGACATCAAGGCGATCCGCACCGACCTGGATGCGGACAAGGCTGCCCTGGCCGAGCTCACAAATCGCGGGCGCGGGTTGCTCATTGGCGTCAGTCTCGCGGCTGGGGCTCTCGGTGCATACGCGGAGAAACTGGCCGACAAGCTGTTCGGCTGAATGGAGGATATGATGGCGAACCTGTCGAAGCATTTCACCCTGGCCGAGTTCACGCGATCCCAGACCGCAACCCGCCACGGCATCAGCAACCGCCCGACACCGGCGCACCTCGAGGCGATGAAGCTGCTGTGCGAACGGGTGCTGGAGCCGGTGAGGGAGCATTTCGGTCGCCCGGTTCGCATCACGTCGGGCTATCGGTCGGCCGCGCTGAACCGGAAGATCGGCGGCTCGCAGACCAGCCAGCATTCGCGCGGCGAGGCGGCGGATTTCGAGATGCCGGGCATCGACAACCGCACCGTGGCGAAGTGGATCCGTGACAATCTGCGGTTCGATCAGCTCATTCTGGAGGGCGCCAAGCGCGGCGATCCGAATGCCGGGTGGATCCATGTCAGCTATCGGGCTGACCGAGCGCGCATGGACGTGCTGACGGCGACCTTCCCGGGTCCGAAGTACAGCCGGGGGATTTCGTGATGGGGCAGGATTGGTGGAAGGCCTTCTGGGGCAGGTTCCTCTCGCCGGCGACTGCGCGCTTCATCCTGTCGCTGGCGTCTCTCGCGCTGGTGGCGTGGGTGATGCACACGCTCGGCTATGTCGAGGTGCCGAAGGACAACCGGGACGCCTTCATGGTCGGCCTCGGCTATGTGATGGGCCTCGCGACGATGGCGTTCGGCTTCTATTTCGGCCAGTCGCAGAAGAACGAGCCCACCGCGACCGGCAAGCCCGGCGATCCCGTGCATGTGGAGAGCGACCGATGATACAGGGGAAAATTCTCGGGTATATTCTGCTCGGACTTGGTGCGCTGGGGGTGCTTGGCGTGATTTACACCCAGTCGCAGCGGATCGTGGCGCTGAAGGCCGATCTGCGCGCCGAGAAGGTGGCGCACGAAACGACACGGCAAAGCGTCACTGACCTGAAGGCCGCGCACGCTCGGTACATCGCCGACGGGCAGGCGCGCGAACAGGCAGCGGCTGACGCGCTCCAGGCTGCGATAGACGCCAGCCGCGGCATTACCGCCGACGCTGCCCGGCTGGCTGCCCGTGCGCCGTCTGGGAAGTGCAGCAGCGAGCATCTGAAGGGAATGGGGCTGTGA